GGCGCACCCACTCGTTCCGGCCTACTTCCGTGTAGTTCTTTAAAGTATTCCCAGTCCCCTCACCCTCGACTTTCGAATATGACCCTCTGTTGATTCATGTCAACGAAGAGCCCAGCCGACCCTGGGCAGTCCATCGCACGACTGCCTTAACAAAAACCTGCCACCTTGTACATGTCATAACTTAGCCCCGTCTTGAAGCCCCGGAAAATGGCCCCTTACCCTCGCCTTATTTTCCTTCGCCTATTCACTTCGCTAATTATGCATTTTGATATGCCCTTGTATACTTCTTGTTTACCTCATTCAGTCCCTACTTTCGCCTCTATCTCTGTACTCATGTATATTGTCCCCTCATTTCGCTTCTGTATTCTGCAGAAGCTATCGATGTTATCCTCATCCCCGTTCTATGATTGTATTTCAATCCGAACTTGTTCATTCCTGTATTGGAAAACTTGTTCACCCTTTTTCGCATTTATTGCATTGCTTCACCGCAAAACCCTTAGTTTGTTTCCTGATTAGTTACTGACTATTAACTTCTTGGCTTATCACCACGAACCCTACCAATCCTGTCCCCCTCGCCCCTGTCTCGTCCACTGTCCACTCAAAGATCCTTTTGAAAGGAGATCGCCACTTCGAACATGAAGTTCCTGATTTCACCGCCTCGTCTTCGACCAAGAAGACAAAGTCTGGCAAGCGCGCGTCACCCTCACGCGCTGCTGTCAAACTTTCGACTTTTGTCGAATCGTTCCCGTCCCTTCATTCAAAAGACGAAGTTTCCTCTTTGTCAGTCCAAAAACTGTCCTCTGAGTTTGCTGCTACCTCTGTGTCTGCCTTTTGCGACACTTATGCGTGGCGCTACCACTCTGCTCCTTTTGGATCGCTCCCGATACCTGATTTTACGTATCTGCTTGACGCAATCCCTAAGAAGTGGAAAACTTCCCTGGGGGAATTCAAACTCCCTCAGATGTTCACTTTGAACGAACCGCTCATCGACCACCCGTTGATGGAAGCCGTTCGCCAATGTGGAGTTCCCGTTCCCCGTTTCCGTTCTTTCCAAAAGTTCCTGCTTGTCGCAAGACGAGTAGATTACTTTCCCATGACTGTGATCCCTTCATCAGTCTGGGAAAAGTTCTGCCGAACTACCAAAGGCTCCAGAAAGCCTTCCCTGTCCAATTTCGACAAACGTCGAGATGAATTCGTTGCATGGTGTCATGCCAATCCCAAACTCGCCAACACGAGTAAGTTCTACGATACCTACCTACGACCTACCGAATTCACCGCCCTGTCCATTTTGCCCGAAGAAGAGCTCCGCCAGCTCTGGGAGAAGTTTTACTCTCCCCTCAATGGTTTCTCTGTGAATTATGCAGGTGGTATTAGCGCTCTTAAGCGCTTTTGCTACCTTGTTTCACGAGAAATCTCCTCTTTCACGACCACTGAAAGAAGAAAGCTTGCAAAGCTTTTCTGGTCCAACGAAAATCCGGAAAGCGTCAAACCACAGACGCTCGCCCTCCTTGAAGAGACTTTGTTTGAAGCTGGTGAGTATTATGCTCCCCTCAAACACAGTTTCTTTTCTCGTTTGCCCTCCATTCACCGTCCCCGCTACCTTGCTGCCCTCGTAAAGTACTGTTCTAATCCTGACCATGCCCCCACATTTGTCTGGAACAAGTACCGAATCCGTGCTGCTGACCTTGAGACGCTGCTTTCAGCGTGTGGAGTCGAAAGACTTCCATACGCGCGTGTTCCTTTTCACATTCGTGAAAAGTATACACCTGAAAGCGCTCTCAAAGCGCACATGGGCTTCTCGCCCGTGACTGCTCTGACCGACTTGTGGAAGAAATTCCGCTCGATGATCACTGCAATCAAAAACTCTGACTTTGTCCGTGGGGCCTCGCGCTTATTCGCGTGGTTCTATGTGTCCATTATCAAAGTTCTCGGAAAAGGTTCCGAACTTGCTGTTGAGATGTCGAAATTTTTCGCCTCATCCATCTTCCCAGCATCTGTTGCCTCTACCGTGTCGACTTATCTCGACGAAAAACTCGCCTTCTTCACCAAGGTTTCCTCACCGGAACCTACTGAAGAAGGCGAAGCGGAGTCGAGCTTTGCTCCTCCGCCCGTCGATCCCGACGACCCATCCACCTTCGTGGACGGAGGAACCGCCCACAACTCGATCTTCCATGTTACTGACGCATTTTTTAACATGGGAAAAGCCCTCTTTGGCTCTGAGTATGATGAGAAGATTATTCTGCAAGCAGGCAATCTCGCCCGCGCATTTTCTTCCGTCCTCACTCTCACAGCCAAGGCTTTCGCTTTCATCGTCACGTTCTTTACAGTTGTGCTCCCTTGGTGCTATCAACGCATCACAGGACACTCCTTTTGGACTGACGACCAACATGAACTCTTGATCGAGTTCGACGACTTGGTGCTATCCCTGCGCCATGCTCGTGCGGACCAACTCCGCACTCCCGATTTCCTCGCTAAACGCGAGAAGATTTTCGATGTTATGGAAAAGATTGATACTACTACTGCTCCTGGAAAACTTCGCCATCGCGAATTCTCCGAGCTCTGTGTCACTCTTGCCCAAAAACTTGATGCCCCCGCATCCGAAAATTCACGTGTTCAACCTGTCTGCGTTCTCCTATCCGGCAAACCCGGTTCTGGAAAAACAAACGCAGCTTCGTTCTTCACGTCCGCTCTCAATTCTCTGTCTGGCGTTCCCTACAGCTCCGTGTATTTCCCTGTCGCTACAAGCGAATATCACGATAGCTACCACCATCAGAACATTTGTCAAATTGATGATTTCCTTCAAAATAAGGAATCCAACGGACGTATGAATGAAGCACTTGACGTGTTTTACATGGTGTCACCCGCACCATTCCCACTGAACAACGCCATGTGTAATATGAAAGGTGCGACCAATTTCACCTGTAAGTATTTGTTCCTCACGTCCAACTGCAACGCAGATCAAATCTGCGAACAAGTGTCCTTTGCTGAAGCAATGCGACGCCGTCTACATGTTGTCTTGTCTCCTGTTGATACTGGAGATAACGCTGCGAATCCCGATTCGCGCATGTGGACAATTGATTGTCCTGAACTGAAAGATCATTCTGTTGGTACGGTACTGACTTTCGACGAAGCCGTCGCTCTCATTGCCAAACTCCAACAGAAATTCGCGACCTACCACGCTGATCGAGGCCAGCCCTCTCAGCAGTTCCGCGATAAATATCCTTCTGTTCCACAGCCTGACATGCTCGATACTGTCCATGGTTTCTCTCATGCGAAGTCGACCTACGTCAAGAACCTCGAACCCATGTTCGATCCTGACGCTCCTCTTCCTGATATCGGCTGCGCGATGAAAACTCGCATTGCCATAACCACTGTATCCCGCGCTTTACTGTCAGCGTACCAATCGACAGTCAGATTTACTTCTGGTGCTCTTTCACTCTTCAATTTCGCCCGCGGCGCAATCTTCCATTATGGAAGCCTTGCCGCAATGAAATTGTGTGAACACATCAAAGTGATTCTCGGAGTCCTTTCTGGTCTCGGAATCGCCCTCGGTGCTTACTTTTATCTCAATCGAGAGAAGTCTCCCGAGGTCGCGGTCCTTGAACCCGAATCTCACTCCAACTACAGCGGTTCTGCCCCGCTTAACAAAAGGCAGCCGGTACGAGTCGTACCAGCCAAAGCCCACTACAATGTCGACATCACTCAGAAGATTCGATCTAATCTTTTCTCTATTGACATTGCTGGCGCCACCACTCGTGGTTTGTTTGTAAAAGAACGAATTGCGCTGGTCCCGACTCATCTCATCGGTGATGCTGCTCCTGGCTCGGTCCTTGTCTTAACGGACATGGCTAATCGAGTCTATCGCTTCACCTTTGAGGATTGTAAACGTGAAGACGTTTTCATGATGGATTACACCATCCTCTCATTCCCTGTAAAGGATGCGATCGGCACAACCTTGCCTGAGTTCTCAAACATTATACATTTCTTCCCTACCACCGCTTCCCACCAGTCGGTTTCCGGAAGAATTTCCGCGTATCTTATGTTTGAACACGAACTCATTTCGACTAACCTCGATTCATCGCATACCTCCATCAGGTATGATTGTTCCGGTGCGACAGTTCTTTGTCTCGCCGCCTCACGTCTTCTCGTTCCAACCAAACCTGGTGACTGTGGCCTCCCAGTCCTTGCAGCAGTCGAATCCAGTCTGCCGCCTATTAGAGGCCTCATCGTTGCCGGAACCGAGAACATTACTTGGGTCTCCGCAATCACTGCGGATCACATCAATTCCACCCTTTGCTTGATGAGAGGCGCGAATCAACCTATCGCGCATTCCAATCGGGTGCCTCCCGCATCCGAACCTTGGGCATTCAAAAACCCCATGGAAACATTCTCAATCGAGCGAGAAGGAAAGATCCAATCTGCTCCTCCCCTGCCCCGCAACTCCTCGTTCCGCAAGAACGACAGAGCCAAAGAAGCCCTCCAAGATTGTGTCCATCCTGCTGCCTTATCTGGCCGCAAATACACAGTCCCTGGAAGTGACAAGAAATTCACACCCTTCGAACGCGCTCTCCACCTCCGATCTTCTCCTCAGAATATTGCGAAGTGGAACGTTGCTGTTCTCCGTGCTGAATCTACTGCCATGCTCACAAAGCTTCTTGGCCCTCCTGGAGAAACCAAACTCCAGATGCTCTCTGCCGAAACCGCTGCCATTGGAGCTGAAAGTTTTGCTGCGATGAAGCGCAACGCCTCTCCTGGCTTCCCGCTCTCGCAAAAGAACTCCAAAAACTCCTACTGGCTCGACTACGAGCATCAACCTGCCGCCTTCTCAGAACTGATGGCCCATGTTGCTGAATGTAAGAAGAATCCTCATTTCTACCCGTTCACTGCTTCTCTTAAGGATGAGCTTGTCTCTCCTGAAAAGTATGAATTGGGTAAGACCCGCATATTTATGTCCGGATCCCTTCCATTCAACATTCGTGTGAGGATGATTTTCGGAGACTTCCTCACTCGCTTGCGTTCTGCCAACCTGAACGAAACTTCAGTTGCCGTTGGAACGCCCTTCTCCGTTGCTTCTCGGGACTATGCTTTCAAACGTATTGTCCTAGAGAACCTTGATGCCAAATTTGATCTTGCTGACGTTCCTGGATTTGATAATTTCCAAGACAAAATCGTCTTCAATATCTTTGCTGATGTCCTCTCCCGGTGGATGGAACCTATCCACGCCCAAGAGATGTTTGACCTCCTCCCCTACCTTTATTGTCCTTACATTATGGTTGACAACGTCGTCTATCGTCTCGAGAACATCATGCCTTCTGGTATCGCCGTCACTGCCGAATTCAATTCGACTGTCCGCGACCTCGTTGCCAAGCATCATGCTCACGTTGCTGGTGTCCGCCAGCATATCAGAGGAATCTGCACGTATGGAGACGACGCCCTTATTGCGTATGCTCCAGAAGCTGATATTTCTTTGCCCAAAATGGCTCGTATTTACGAAGCCTACGGATGGGGCCTCACTCACCCCAATAAAAAAGATCCACTTCCAGAATTTTTCACGGCCGATCAAGTCGAATTCTGCAAGCGTGTCATTGTGAACCGCCAATGTGTTCGTCCCCTCCACCTGTTGAAACAGGCTGGAGGTTGGACTCGCAAGAAAATGGGAATCGACACTGCAATTCAGGCTATTCATGATTGTCTTCGCGAAGCTATCGCGTACCATGACAATTACAAAACCTTTATTGAAGTGTTTGCTTTCTATATTTCGAACACCAACTATTCGAATGACGAACTGTTATTCGATATGCCGCCAGGAGCTCTTCTTGCCCTGGCGTCCGCCGATTATGCGGTCGATGCGGGCTCAGCGTTCTCTGGAAGGAAGAGACGTGAGGAAAGTCAAGCGAAAGCTTCATCCTCCAATTCTCCTTCCCATCCGCCGCCCTTCCGCCGCAAATCCAAGAAGTCGAAACGCGATCGTGAACCGGCCGACTATGTTCCTTCGCACGGAACAGAATTGACCGATTCCCCCTTCTCATTCCCTGATTTCAATGAGGACTTCCCCGCTCCCGCTAGCGAGGAATCTGAGTCCTTCAAACGAGATCTTGAGATTGCTATCGCCCAGTCGATCGTCTCTGCTTGCGATACTGCATTGTTTACCTCTCGTGGAATCCAGAATCTTACCTCTGATTCTTATGATCCCGAGATGGAAACTGTCTATGCAGTGACTTCAGCTCCTGACGATCCTCACTACCGCTTCTTTGAGGAAGATTCTGAGTACGCCTCCATGGCTGATTCCGATTCATCTGACCCCTTTCTGGTCGATGATGTCGATGAACCGCCCGACGACGTCTCCGTTTCCGTCCTTCCTCTTGCATTGGATGTTGCACAAATATATCCAGAGGAAGTCGACCTCTCAAAACAACGACAACTCGCAGAAGAAGAGCGATGGTCTCATGCCTTTTGGTCGTCCTACATGACCACTCACATGATTTGTATCATCGACTTTTGGACTTTCAAGCGACTCTTTTCCGCGTATATTCGCGCTGTTGCTCCTCCACATTTCTTCCTTCTTCAACCTCCCATGTCCGATTGGACTGACGCTGAGCTGCGTGAAACGCAACTCGAGCCCATCAATGCAATCGCATATTATCTGCTCAAGAGAGATGAGAGGAAGAAATATTTTCCTTCTGCGAGTGGATTCTTTCCGCCCATTCAACTTCTGAACGAAGAATATGCCTTTCTTTATGGCTTCTTCTCTCGCCTAGATCTCCAATCTATGGATGTTCTTTGTTGTTCAGGAAATGAGTGTGTGAATTATTATCCTTCGCCCTATCCAGTCCATGTTGACACCCAGCTTGATCCGATGCGAGCGCTTACGCCCATCCCTATCTTCTGGAATGCTCTCCATACTGGAGTTTCCCCTCCTCTTGCAGGTTATTGGGATGCTGAATGGGCGCGCATTGTTGGTGTTGGGGATGATTTCATTCCCGCCTTTTCCTGGCCGAATTCTTTTCCCCCTATCAATTATATTGCCCTTCTTCATCCCGCTCTTGCCGTCCTTTACGGCACAACCTTCGGAATCACGTCGATCCCTTTTGCCCTTATGGCTTTCTTCACGTGGTTCACAAACAAGAACGGTTTCGAGCTTCTTCGCCGAAATTTCTTCTTGTCGCTTCCCGGTCTCACTACCTTCTTTGCAGGTGCTGCCGGGACAACCCCAACTTCCTATATTGCATTGAAACTGAAGTCCTATCTTTACCCGCAGCATCTCCACGTGTACCTCTACCGTGTGAAGATCGCGAGTAAAGCTGCTGTTCGCTATTAGCGAGCAGCTACAGAACTCATGACCCCAGCTGTTACTCGCAGCAATGTCATTAAACTTGGTCCTCGACCCCAGGCGTTTATCGCGCCAAAGTCTCTAAACTTGACTTTCGCTTTGTCTAGCACTACAACTGTAGATCTGATTTTGAACCCTTTAGATTTATTACCCTCGTTGTTCGCCGAAGCGTCATCTTCCCAAGCCCCCTCCGCCCCCACCTCTCTCGAGCCCGAGAAACTTGTGTCTTCCTCACAGGATCCCTTTTCTTTGGCTGCCCTAGAGGTCCAAGATTCGTCTGTTGCCCGTGTTGAAAGCACGAGCGCATTCGTTCAAACTCCTTACCCCACTTTGCGCAATCCTGCGCTCGAAGAAGAAGTTCTTGTGGGAAGCGTTACCATCACCTCTGCTATGGCACGTGGTAGTTATGTTCTCTCCAATTCTCCAATTCAAAAGTGGGCAACTGCCCCGGCGATCTCTCGCCATTTATTTCCTACGTCTATGTCCCGATGGGAGAAGATCATTGTCACCCTTGTTCCCACAGGTGCCTCGACCAATCTTGCAGGTGCCGCAATTTATTGTGGTAAACCTATCTATGATCCGGTCATGAATGCGGGAAAAGTTGTCATTGACCCTTATGTCATGTCCACTCTTCCGCATGTGATTCTTCCTTTCTCCTCGCGAGACAAAGTCTCGTTTGAAATTCCTTGGGTGCACGATAAGCAGTGGCTGAACTTAGCCCTGGAGCCCACGCGCATCCTTTCTTACCACTGCATGTCCATTATGCAGTCTCTCTCTCGTTCCGATGGCACTGCTGTGTCCTTTGGTTACTCCATCTTCATCAAAGTTGTGGGTTATGAACAGTTTGGTCTTCAGCCAACTATGTCCACTTACCCCGCTATTGGTGATACTGTGGATACCCCACTTACTCTTGTGTGGTCCACATCCGCTTATGGCGGAAAGAAGGAGGCCAAAGAAAAATCTGAACGAGGTCTTTTGTCCGGTATTGCTACTGATGTTTCCTCTGTTTCAGGAACGATCGCTAAATACGATCCTACTGGAATTACTGGAGCTATCTCTGGCTTTGCCTCAAAAGCTTCGGACGTTCTGTCCTACTTTGGCTTGGACAAACCCACTACCACCGACTTCTCGTCTTTCACCCAGTTACGTCTTGGTGATCAGGCGTTGCAGATGACTGGTCTTGATCCTTCTATCAAGATCAATGTCCATCCCGACGCTACTGATCCCTGTGATGTTACTCCCATGGGTGGAGGCAATTACGGTGCGGTGGGAGCCCGAGCCTCTTGCCCTTCCCTCCTCTATCGAGGAACTCTAAGTTCTAGTACAGCTGCTGGAACTTGGGCGATCACTCCTATTGCGGTCAATCCTGGTCTTCTCGCCAGAACTGCCCTCGGAGTGTATTTCCCGAATTGTGTTGGTTTTGAATCTCGATTCTTCACCCATTGGCGCGGTTCCTTGAAGTACAAGATTGTTTTTACCGCTGATGTCTTCACAGACTTCACGTTCAATCTTGCCCTTGTTACTGGAAACCCCTCTGGTGTGACGGACCCTACGATGTTCATCAACTCCACTTTCAAACCCTCGGGTCCGACTACCCTTGAGTTCACTGTCCCCTATGCCACCCTTGTCGAGTGGTCAATCGTCAACACGCAAAATACCTATGTTGCTGGAGATTGGTCCCTGCTGTTTTCTCAGTTGGGTGCCCCCCTTCGCGCTGGTGTTGCTGCCGCTGTTGAATACGATGTGTTCGTTTCTCTCGGAGACGATTTCGAGTTTGCAGAGCCTTCTGGCAATGCATTGACTGCTCATGTTGGCCTGAATGGAGCTAGCGAAGGTGGAAGAAATTATTATTCTACCTCTGCGATTGTTCCGATCAAATCCTATCTTGAGTATTTCAAGCGAGTGTGTGTACAATACACACTCGCAACTCCTTTTGTCTTCGACCCTGAACCTTGGCCCGATTCCGTGCTGAACACATTCTTGAGAGCGAGCTCTGGTTATCGCGGAAGCGTGCGACCCATCTTCTACCTGTTACAAGGTATGTCTGGTCCTGCTTACGTTATCAACTCGTTCACTGGCGCGGCTTCCGCTGCCATCAATCGTGGTACTAAGAACAATTATTCTGAAGGCCTCGTCTATCGATATGAAGACTATGCCCCAGAATTTGCATTCGAAGTCCACCCCTACACGCGAAATCTTTTCACTTATCGTACGGATGGTGATTCAGTATACTCGCCCGTTGATCTATCATACATCATCGGGTCTATTGCTTCACCTCCGACGACTGTTGGAGTTCTCCTTGCCCTTGGAGACGATTTCGTTGTGGGTATCCCACGTTTCATCCCTTGCCTTACATAGGATGCACCGGCTACGAACCGGTCGATTATGGTATCGTCAAACTACGGAGAGTTCACTCCGAAAAGAAATCCATTAAGCAGTTATTGAGAACTGCGCACCGCCCCGTGAGAGAGCGTTATCTCTCTACTTTTTCAGGTACTCTATGCCAGAAATATCCGCC